TGAAGCAACGCGGCAAGCGTTGAAGTATGGTCCCAAGTTGTGACAATCTTTGCGTCATAAGCTTGAATGACTTGTTTCAATGTCAACGGCCAAAGTTCCGAAGGGGGCCAACCCAAAACCCCAATCATTTGGAAGACTTCCCGCCAAGCTTTGTCAATTCCTTTTTCATTTTCCCCACTTCCGCCGTCAATTGCTTCTCCATCAACTTGTCTATTTCCGGAAGAAGGTTCTTGATTTCCAGATTGACCCGGGCTTCCGTCTTCTTCATTTGTTGAAGAAAGGTCAACAACGCGGTCTTGTGGTCTTGGGTAAAATCCGCAAGCCCACCCCAAAAGGCTTCTTTGGCTTGGGTCAAAGTGGGACCGTCAATTCCGGACAAGAATTCAAGTTCCGCTTCATGGAACTTTTCCGGGCTTTCATCCGGGTCAATGTCCATGTTCTTTTTGCAACGGTCAAGGTTGCAAAGGAAAATGATGAAGAAGACCAACGAGGGGTTCCCCATGAATTCCATGAAAAGGGGTTTGTCCGGGGACAACAAGGAAAACTTCAAGTCCGTCAAGTTGTCCTTGTCTTGTCTGTCAACAATCAACGCCTTCTTCATGTTCAAGGAACAATCCCAAGTCCGCCCCTTTGCATCTTGGAACGTGAAGTCTTCCGCCGCTTTGGCTTCATCCGCTTTTGTCAATTCCGTCATTTTCGTCCCCTTCAAGCGGCCCCGGGTCCGCAATAGAAATGTTGACCCCGCCAAGCTTGACCATTGCCAGAAGTTCCCGGGCTTCCGTTACAAGCTTGTCAAAGTTTTCAATTAACGCGTCAAGGTCTTCCGCGGTTTCCCGTTCCCTTATTTCTTCAAGGGTCTTCATTGCTTCCGCGGCAAGCTTGGAAAACCAAGCCCCCGCGTTGCCAAGATTCCGCAAGTTTTGACCAACCATTTTCAACCCCTTGGGTTTATTAAAGTATTCCGGGTTCTATGTCCCCGGGTTCCCCTTCAAAATCAAAATACCCGTATATTTCAACGGACCCGGAACGGGCTTCTTTCGCAACGTCTTCCATCCGGTTCCAAGCCCCGCCGCGTCTTTCCCCGTTCAACGGGTCCCCATGAGCATTTGGCCCCCATTGGTTCCCGCGGTAGAACGCGGGGAAGGGGTCCCGCAAAACGTCCGTGAAATGCATTTGATGGGCCCAAGACCCGGACGGGTCAAAGGTATGGTGTCCCTTATACTCTGTCACGCGGAACCCTTGCATTGACGCAACCGTGAACATGATTCCCGCTTCAAGGGCTTCCGCAATCTTGTCAACGTCCTTCATCCGGACAATCTTGATTTTGTTGTCCGCGGCAACGGGGAAGAACTTTTCATATACGGGGTTGTTGACGTTGCGGCGGTTGCCCCAAGAATCCGAAGTCCCCGCATAGGGCGGGACCCCTTCATCATCCGCAAACAAGACACCATATTGATTGACACCCTTTGCCCCCCAAGCCCCGGTTGAACCGGCCCCGGACATTCCCCCGCCAATTTGGTTCCGGGAAATCGCGTAAAGCCAAGGGGTGAACCAAGGGCGGATTCTTTCTTCTTCCTTGAACAATACGCGTTCAATGATTGACCGTTGTTGCCCCGTCATTTCCAAACCCGCGGCAACACAATTCCCCGTGTCTTGAAGATGAATTGGGAACGGGGCGTCAAGGTCCCCCGCCGCAACCGCTTCTTTTTCAAGGTCCCAAGTGAAGGGACGCTTTGAAGAACCAATCTTCTTCAAGCGTTGGGAAATCTGATTGTCCACAAGTCCCGAAACGTCCGTATAGTCAAACGCAACGCCCGCTTCAACGGCAACGTCAAAAGCAACTTGTTCCGCCAACGGTCCTTCCCAACCCATCAAATGAACGGGAGCTTGGTTTGCTTCCATGACAACCAAGGGACCGTCTTGCGGCCCGGGGAACTTTTGTTGAAACATCGTCAAGCCCTTTCATTTGATGGAGTCTTTGAAGGTTGTTGTATACAACGGCGGTTCAAAAGCGGCGGACCCAACGGACCCGGGGAAAGAATAGTCCGCGGCGGACCGGGACCCAACGCGGGACCCTACGGGCCACAACCGGGGCGGGGCGGACCCAAACTTCAACCGGGACTTCAATGACGTCCCCGGGGACAATATCAACAACGTGGGGCCGCGGGATTGCCAAGGTTGGCATTGGGGCGGGAATGACCACCCGGGACGGGCAGACTTCACAACCCCCGGGCGGACACTGTCCGGACGCGTCAACCGTCAAGACAAGGAAGAACGCAAGGACCGCGGCAACGTAAAGGAAAAAGTTGGACATAGTGTTCCCCTTCAATTCACAAGTTTCAACCCTTCCGCAATCTGCCCGTATAAACGGGCCCATTCGGAAAGGGGGACTTTGGACAAGTCCGGGATTGAACGGCGGATATTTTCTTCAAGGGCGGAATCAAATTTGACGTCCCATTCCAACGCCCGGGCCCGTCCCTTGGTTTGGTCTTTGTAAAGGTCAACGAACGATTTCACATTGGCCGCTTTGACACTTGCCCGAAGTTCCGCGGGGGTTTTGTAAACGCCCGCGTTGTATGCGGAAACGGTTGCTTCCAACGCCCGGGACAACGCTTGGGCTTCTTGCTTGCGGTTTGGGTTGGTGATAAGTTTTTCCGCGTTGGTCTTTGTCCACTTGGCCCAACCTTCGGGTTCCGGTTGCGGCGGGTCCGGGTCCGGGTTGGGGTCCGGGTCCGGGGGAGGGTCCGGCCCCGGGTCCCCCTTGACCCGGACTTCTTTCAAGTTGTGTTTCCGTCCTTGGTAGTCAATCAGAACGATTGTCAACGTTGCGGGCTTATGGGATTGAAGCAACGCGGCGGGCGTCCGTCCCATAATGTCCCAAACAACATAGAAGACCCCTTGCGGTTTGGGGACGCAAAGAAGACCAATGTTGGGCGGGTCCGCGGTCAAGTCTTCAAGCTTGACCCCCTTGATTGTGAACATTGCCAATTGGCCCGTTGGGACTTCGTCCGGACCGTCAACGGAAATGTCCCCAATGGGACGCGGTATTTTCTGGAAAGAATCTTCCGCCGCGTTCAAGCGGTTGTCTTGGTCAAGCGGAAGCAAGTGTCCCGCAATCAAAAGGTAAGACGCAATGAACGCAAAGGAAAGACTTACAAGCCCCGCCAAGTGAAGACGCTTCTTCATTGGTGTCCCCTTTCAAGAATGGTTGGGTTTATTGGAACGCCCGGGGTCAAGTGAAAATTGACATAAGGGCTTTGATGAATTCCAAAATCACTTCAAGGATTGCCCGCAAGTTTTCCGGGTCAATGGAAACGGATTCAACCGCGGCCAACCGCAAAACGGTTGTTGTGATTTCCGCGTCTTTCCGGGCCCCGCGGCGGAACCTTCGGGCAACTTGACGGGGCCGCAAGTCCAGTTCTTCCGCCGCGGTATTGACAACGCGTTCCGCCGCGGCCAAACAAAGTTGGGCTTGTTCCATCGTCACGGGTTTTGGGGACGCGGCCATTGCGGCAACAACTTGGTTCAATGCGTCTTCTGTCTTTGACATTTCATTCCCCTTCTATATCTTCGGGTTGTGGCGGATTGGAACCAAAAGCGGACCGTCCGCCAAACCGGACCGCGTAAAACATGACAACGCGTTTCCAAAACGGGACCTTCAATTCTTTCATGACATAGCGGAAGATTGCGTCCGCAAGGAAGCGGTCAACAATCTTTCCGCGGTATAGCCAATCATGAAGGACCGCCGCTTTGTTGTGTCTTCCCCAAGGCGGGAAGATTGACCAAAGGGGAATCCCAATCCGGCCAACCCAACCCAACCAAGACGGAAGGGCAGTCTTGAACCACTTGGGAACCCAAGTCAAAGGGACACGTTTTGGGACGCTTGCGAAGTCCGTTAGAAACCCCGCGGGGACCGTGATTGACCAAGGGTCCCCGTTGATTCCAATGTCAACCGTGAAATCTTCTGTCAACTCAAAGACCGTCCGTCCCGTTGACGGGTCAATCCCGCGGTCTTTCAAAAGAAGTTCACCAATTGAAATCCGTCCCATGACTTCCCCTAGTCTTCTTCGGGTTTGTCCTTCGGTTTCGGGGCGGGGGCCAACGGGGCTTTTCCGCCCGTCAATTGCTTCACTTGGAAAGCTTCCCCGTCAATGACTTCTTCAACGGTTTCAACTTCCGCCCCTTGCAATAGGGCTTCCAAGTCAACTTGGTCAACGAAGATTTCTTGGTCTTCGTCCATTTCTTCGGGCGTCCCCAAGCGGATACCTTGTCCGAACGCTTCCGCGTGGGAGTGGTCCGGACGGGCTTCAATGGCCGCTTTGATTTCACCAACGGAAATCCCAACCTTTTGATTGCGTTCAACAATCATCTTCTTGACGGGACCCTTGGGACGTCTTGCGGCAAGACGTTGTTTCAACGCTTCAAGTTTGCTTGACACTTGTTCCCCTTTCAATTTTCAAAAGTGGTTGTGTAAACGGACGGACGCGGGTTGCTAGGTCACGGACCAAGACGGGTCAATTTCCGTCCCCGCGGGTTCTTCCATATAGGCAACCGCCAAGCGGACGTCATGTCCGGACACTTCTTCAAGCGGTTGGTCCCAAGGGAATTGTTCAATCAACGCGGGAAGAAGAAGACCTTGGTTCCCGGAAACGGCAATGTCCGCGTTGAAGACTCCCCATTGCGTTGGGGTTCCCGCGAAGAATTCCGCAATCAAGGTTGCGAAGACCGCGGTTCCCAATCCGTGAATCATCCGGAATTCAACGGAAATGGATTGCATAAGGGTTGCCAGATTCTTTGTGAAATCGTTTGCCCTTCGTTTCAGTTCCGCAAGACCCATTGCAAGGTCCGGGATTGAAACGTCACCGATTTCCGAAACTTCTGTCCAGACCGGGACCGCAACGGTTCCCGTGTTCTGATACAACTTCATTTTGTGGCCAACGGTTGGCGGCATTGTCTTTCCTCCAAGTCTTGGGTTTATTCAATTGCTACATTGAAAAAGGAAGTGAAATAGACTTCAAAGAAATTTCCTTCCCGAAGTCCCATGAATGAAAATGGGGTCCCGTTTTCGTCCGTCAAATATTCGGACCGCAACCAAGACGCCCAATCAATTTCCGGGTCAACGTCCTTCCGGACCGTGTCCAACAATTGTTCCGTCAAAAGTTTCAACGCGTCAATGGTGTCCGTGTCCGTTGGCAAGACCGCCCGTTGGTATCCAATTTGGACGGGGATTTCCGTTGTTGCCGTGTTGGTCCGGGACTGCCCGCGTTGTTCATTGGCCCCCATTCCCACAATATAAAGTTTCCCCGCGGGGGGAAGTTCTTCAATCTTTTCTTTGGGCAAAGCTTCCCGGGCAACAACAAAATCGTTGACCTTATATTCCGCCGCGGCTTTCCGGGCGTTGATTGCGGCTTCAATCTGTTTTTCGATTGTGACCAACATTGCTTCCGCCATAACGTGTCCCCTAGATTGAAACCTTGTTGGTTATTTGGTTTCCGTCCGTATCAAACAAATAAGCGGTCCCATGAAAGACGCCTTGAACCGCGGGGTTCCATTCCGCTTGGTCAACGTCCGCGTCAAGGGGCAAGACCCAAGACCCCGGACCAACCTTGACGTTGTCCCCGTCATCGGAATGAATGTCTTCAAACCCGGATAAGTATTGGTATCCGCCATTGGGCGGGGGGTCCCCGTAATATGCGAAGATTGCCGCGGTTGTGAATGCCCCGCGGTCAACGGAGAAATAAAACGCGGTTGTTGGTCCCACAAAACCGGATTCCGCCAAGTTGTCAACCAACAAGGGTGAATGATTCAAAGCAAAGGGGACGTCATTGACCTTTGCGGGAAGCGGGGAACCCGGGGCCGCAATGGTTCCGAATGAAGACCCGTTGTCTTGGGCGTCTTCGGGGGTTGGCCAACCTTCAAGGGCAATTCCCCAAGTATTGGCGGACGTCCCGCTTTGCGTGAATTCCAGTTCTTCCGCAAGGGTGAAGACCCATTCCCCCGCGGGCTTGGTCAAGGAAACGATTGCGGGAAGCGTTGTTTGGGCAAGCTTCAACAACTTCCCCAAAACAAAGTCATCGTCATCCGCGGCGGGTCTTTCACAAATAGCAATGGGGGCGTCCCCGGAAGCAACCGCGGAACCGGACGTCAAGTCCCATTCAATGACCGCCCCGTCTTCAAAGGTGACACCGCCCCCCGCTTCCTTTTTGAACTTATATATTCCTTGAACGTCCGCGGAACCAAGTTCCCCGGGTTCAAGGTCAAAGTTGACAACGCCCCACAACCAACCCGCGTCCGGGGTCCGGACTTGGACAACCGTTCCCGCGGCAACCGCAAGGGACGGAACCCAATCAATGTTCAATTGACTTCCATATTCAAAGACCGCTTGTTGTGTCATGACAGTCCCCAACGTTGTTCAAGGTATTCAATCAAGGCTTCACGGTCCGTCCCGGCAATGTTTCCATTGTAGAACAAGACTTCCCCAATGTTCGCGTTGCAATTGGTGCTTCCGCTTGTTGCCCCGAAGGTCAACGGTCCGGTTGGGTTCCGGTTTCCCGCGTCCCCAACTTCAACGGTTCCGCTTTGGTCAATCTCGGAAAAGTTATCATTGAACAAGAACCGCAAAATGTTGGGGTCCGTGTTCGCAACAATGGAAGATACAAATTGCGTTGGGGCGTCAATTACCCAATATTCCGTGTCCGCTTGAACTTGACAGAATATGGTTTGACTATCAATTTGGAACAAGCGGGAAAGATTCCCGGAAACAAAGTTGAAGAATTCAAGAACCGCAAAACAAGTGTAAGGTTGAACCAATGGTAAAGCGGGGGTTTCCATTTGGTTGCGTTGGTCATGGACACCAAAAGCCAACGCGTTCCGTCCGTTCAACAAACCCATGAACGGTTGACGGGAACCAAGGGCTTGGGTCAAGTGATAATCATTTCCGGACTTGTCATCCCATTGGGAAACATAACCCCCAACTTCCGTGATTGTGGAAAGGTCTTGACCGTCAAACCAAGCAACCAACCCGGGAATATCTTCCGGGGTGACAACCGGAATGGGTTCTATCGTCCCCATCAACTCCGTGAAGACACGGATTCTTTTCCGGGAAGAAGTTGTGTATTTGAAAGGCGGGTCTTCCGCCCCGCGGGAAACCAAGCGGTATTGATTGCCTTGGAAGGTGACATAGTCACCAACAAGGGGCTTCACTTCTCCGGAACCAAAGTCAACCGCGTCCGCGTCAATTGCAAAGTCTTGGAATTCAACTTGTGTAATTGCAACGCCCGGGATGAATTCCTGCCCTTCCGCAAGGATAGGGGCAAGGGTGATTGGGTCAATGGTTCCAACACCCGGGCGGACATACGTTCCCGCAACCCCGTTCACTGTCTTATGACGGGGGCCCAACAAGTCAAGGCGGTCTTGGAAGTTGTATGGGGACATTTGCGGAAGTGGTTGTGTAAACGTTCAAGTTTAGAAAGAACCCCGGGACCCGGACCAAGGGGCCCCGGGGTTGACGAAGAAAGGGAAGCTTCTTTGACTAGGTGTTGACGGGTTGGACCGCTTGGAGAAGAAGCCCAATGACAAAGTCATCATCGTCCGCCGCGTCAACGAGACAGACCGCAACGGGCCAAGCCCCCACGGTTCCGGACGCAACGGCGGTTGCCCCGGCATAGTCCCAATCAATTTCTTCTCCGTTGGTGAAGGTGACACCGCCCCCGGCTTCCTTCTTGAACTTGTAAATTCCGCGGACGTCCGCGGCCCCAAGTTCATCCGCTTCAAGGGCGGAAGGAATAACCCCGGACATGACGTTGTCAGAACCGTCATCCAAAACCTTGACCACCTTTCCCGCAACGGTTGCCGCGGCGGGCGTATAGTCAATGTTCAATTGGTCCCCTTGATAGAAGACCGCGTCTTCGTTTTGTGCCATTGTTCAAAACCTTTCAAAAGCTTTGTTGACTGTTGTTTGGAAACGTTGGGTTTATTGGAAAAGTAAAAAGGGCCCCGGGTAGTTCCGGCATAGGGAAGACAAGCCCCGGGGCCCTTCTGTCGGGTCCGGGCTTATTTGCCCGCGTTCTTGATTGCTCCCATTGGTTCATTTTCGGCAACGCCCCAATCGTGGTAGGAACGCCATTTCATGCCGAGGGTTTCAAAGTCCGCGTCCGTGCTTTCAATCACGGGGGTTGTGTTCCCGTTCAAGAAGCCCACAACAAAAGCGGCCAAGACCGCGGGGTTGGCGAACATATACCATTGGTCCCCGTCTTGGCCCGTGAAGGCGGTCTTGTCCATTTTCAAAACCGCCGTGTTGTTGACAACGGGCGAAACAATCGGGGTGAACTTGTTGACATGGGGATTGCGGGCAATCACCCTTTCCGTTGCGGACGCGTCATCCAACCAAGCAACGTTGGTTTCTTGGAACAAGTCCCGGGCGTTGACTTCGTCTTGGGTTCCAACCAAGATTCTGTCCGGGGAAACCAAGACGGGTTTGTCATCATGGACTTGGTCACGGAAGGCGGTTTGACTTCCCGTCAACCCGTCAATGGTCAAGTCACTTCCGGCCCCCGTCAAAAGGTTGCCGTTGGCAAGGTCAAAGAACCCGGACGTTTCCGCGTTCAAGACAAGTTCCAAGACCGCAAATTCAATCGCCAACGCGGCCAAGCGGCCAAGGGCGGTTGGAATCTGTTGGAACGCGTCTAAGTCATCGTTGACCATATCCTTGCGGGTCAACGCAAGAATCATCCCGTAGGTGTCACCTTGGACCGTATACTTTTGGTCCGCGAATTCACCGTGTTTCAGTTCACCGGCTTTCCCAACTTGTTGGTATCCGCCCGTGACCGTCAACCGATAGGATGAATGGGGTTTGAAGTCCGTCAAGTTGCGTCGGCCCGTGATAAGATTCCAGACCGTTTCTTGGGCCGAATAGGAAGCAAGAAGGGTCTTGTTCGCAACATTCTCCAGAATGTTGGAAGCGGCCATTGTGGAGAAGCCCCCGGACGCTTTCAATTCGCGGTCCGCGTGAAGGAACGTCTTGATATAATCATCCGATTTCCGGGACCCGTGATAGGTCTTTCCCGCGGCTTGAATGTTCAAGTCCATGAGATACTGAAGACCAATGTTCCGGTATTGGCGGGCGTCCGCCGCTTCCAAGACTTCGGGCTTATACCAAGTTTCCAAACCGTATTCGTTGCCGGTTTGGTCTTTGGTCTTGGCCCGGATTGGAAGGTCCGGGTTGATGGACCGAAGAATTGCCACTTCCAACGCTTCCGCTTGAATGTCCGTGTTTTCCATCCGGACGCCTTTGAAGTTGGAGGGGGTGGGATAGCTTGCCCGGCGGCAAGCAAGTTCAAGGTCATCCGGGGACGAACCGTTGCGGATTGCGTTCTTCTTGGCGGACGCAAGTTTCATTTCTTTCCCGTCCCAAGTGACAACGTCAACGTCATCCTTGAACTTGGCAAAGACAGACTTGATTCCGTCAACGCGGTCTTCTTCGTCCGCTTCCGCTTCCCGCTTGGCTTGCAAAGCAACGGCGGGGTCAACGGGGTCCGGTTTGGTTGCCGGTTGGTTGTTGTTCGGAAGCGGCGGGGGCGTCTTCTTCCCGGCTTCCAAAATCTTGTGGGCGTCATAATGGGCCCGAAGCTTTTTCTTTTGGTCTTCGGACAATGCGTCCGGGTCAAGACCCATAGCTTTGACAAATTCTTCAAACATCGTCTTAATTCCTCCAATGGAAGTTGTGGAATGGTTGGCGGCAATCTTGGCGGAAGTCCGATTGTCCGCCCCAAGAACCGTGATAGTCAATTCCCGGATAATAGACTTTTCGGCAACAATTAACGGGCCCCGCCAAGTCCGCCCGTTGACTTCAACGCTTTCACCTTCTTCAACAATGGAACCTTGAACAATCCCCGCCCCCAAGGACACTTGAAACGGGAAGCCCCGCTTTGCGTCTTCAACATAGGTTTGGGCGGATTCACTTGAAGAAGAAACAATCCCCGCCGCGGCAACCAAAGGTCCGTTGCGTTGTTTGCCGTTGACCTTTGCGGAACCGCCCGCGGGGATGATTGCTTGTTCTGTTGTGTGGCCAATACGCAACGTCGTGTCATGGTCTTGAACAACGGGCGTTCTTCGTTGGTCAAACTTAGCCCCCGCCAAGTCTACAATGACCGGATAGATGAATCCCCGGACGTCCATTGGGCGTCCCGTATTGGCCGATAGATAAAAAGACGGGGTCTTGCCTTCCCCGCCTTCCGGGTCCGCCTTGGCTTCAAAGAAGTCCACTTCCCCGTTGGCTTCAATGTTGAACGCAAAGGGGTCAAGGGCAAGTTCCGCGGACGGGTCAAGAACGGATTCAATGTCAATCAGTTCCCGGGAAGCTTTCAAGGGAAGTTCCCCAAGCGGACCCAAGTTCAACGGTTTGCGGTTCTTCATGTTCGGACCCCTTCAATTTCAACGTGTAAACAACAAGTTTGAATCAACCTTCATTGTCCCCTTTTCTGGGAAAGGGTTCAAGGTTTCCCGCTTGCTAGCCCCTATAAAATCCCGGACCTATTCTTCGGATTCTTCGTCCGGAACGGAAGAAACGGACGGGGCCGCTTGGGTTCCCGTTGGCAGTCCCAACCGTTCACGGATTTCCAAACCTTCTTGAACTTCTTCCGCCCAATCATCAACGTCCCGATTGAAATAGGTTTCTTGAATGTCTCGGTCCGTCATGATTCCATCCCCGCGTTGTTCAACAATTGCCTTGGCAACCTTCAACGGGTCCGTATGGTCAAGACCAACCTTGGGCCAACGGTATTCATGTTCCGGGATAAATTCCCGAAGGGACGGATTGTTTACAAACATGGACTTTTCCGGGGACAATTCTTCATCAAGATACCCGGGCAACAACTTGGCTTCATCCCACCAAAGTTCCGTCATTGTGTCCAAGACGTCTTCTTCCGCGGTTGTCCGTTCTTCCTTGATTCCGTCTTGATACAAGTGTTCATCAACAACGGCGGACGCCATGTTGGAACCGCTTGAAGTTCCGGAACCAACGTTGAAGGGAACGAGAAGGGGCCGCAAGATTTCACGCAAGATTATGTCAACAAACTTGTCAAACATTGCCCCGGGTTGTTCTGCCCGCATTTGTTTTAGGGTGGTTCCCCAAGGCAAAGAAGTAATCATCCCATATTCAATTGGGAAGACGTCAAAGGGGTCATCAACAAGCGGGTTGCCGTTTCCGTCCGTCCAAGCGTTCATGTTGGGCGGACCTTCGGATTCAATGACCGCGGAAAAGTCCGCGGCGGTTTCCGCGGCCCGTAGAACCGCAAGGGTATATCTTCGCAAGATTGCACACAAAGGAAGGGACGCGGTTGTTTCAGGAATGCCCCGCAACCAACCGCGGTCTTGGCGGAACCAATGGACAACAAACTTGGAATCAATCCAGTCCCCGCCAACCTTTGACGCAAAGAAGTTGTATAGGGCGGACCCGCCCGGATGAAGATTCAACAAGTGATATTCAAGCGGGACGTCATATTCATCAAAGCGGACCCCGTCCACTTCGTTGACATTGTCTTTCGGTTTGACTTCGGGGAACATTGTTTCCGAAGAAACGCGGTCCGCTTCCACACAAAAGAAGTTCAACTTGACGCGGTCCCGGTTTCGCAAGTCTTGGTAACCAAAAGCAAACCCTTCCCCGTCAACCCGCTTGGCAAGGGCCAACCGCCAAAGCTTCTTCCGTCCCTTGATTGCTTTGAACCAATTCCGCCAACGTCTTTCAATCGTTTTCTTTTGGGTCTTGGACAACCGCGGGTCCGTAATCTTCAACGTTGGTCCCGTCTTGACCGTGTCCCCAACCAACGTCAACAAGACGCCTTTCAAATACGGATTGTTTTCAATCGTTTCATATCGGGACCGGGACCGAAGCTTGCGGCGGACCGTCAAGGAATTTGCGGAATTGGGGTCAAGGTTGTCCGCTTGGGCCCAATGGTTTTCATTGCCCGTAAAGGTTTGGGCGGAATCATACTTGGCCTTGATTATCTGTTGACGCAAGGAACGGATTTCATTCCGCAACGCTTGGTCTTGGGATGAAAGAAGCGGGTTCCCGTGTTGGTCAACAAGACCCTTCTTGATTGCAACCATTATTCCTTTGCCTTTCTTCCTTCCCAATTGGCGGACCTATACCAAGGGACGGGTTTGAAATCTTGTTCACTGTCCATCCCTTCCCAACTATGTATTTCCGTTTCATATTCGGGAAGAAGATTGACCAACGCTTCATTCATTGGCCGATATTGACAAGCCAGTTGTTGACGCAATTCTTTCCACTTGGGACCCTGCCCGGACTTGCGGTCCCGGTTTATTCGTTCCACTTCAAAGGGTTCCACCCCAAGGAAGTGGAAGACCTTTTGAAGTTCTTCAACCGTGTTGTTTCGCAAATGTTCCGTGAACGTGATATTGACTTGTGAACGGTCCCAAATGTTGAATATATGTTGAATTTGGGGAGTGTAACAACCCCGCCAAAATGAATCCGCCCAAAACTTGTGTCCGCGTCTTCGGTCAAAGGTCTTGCAACTAAGGAAGCGGAAGACGGGGTCCCGAAGTATGACAAGCAACTTGACGTCCGGACAAAGCTTCTTCATGAGACACATTGACCAAGGGTCCGCCATATAACGCGGGGACTTTTCCCCCGTGACCGGGGCGGGATTGTCAAACAATCCTTGATCCCACTTCCCCCCCTTTTGGAACTTCATTGGGTTGTCAAAGAAATGGTCTTCCCCAGACTTGTGTTGCACGGGTTTGACTTGCGGGTGTTGCCCAATCATCTTGTGAAAGACGGTTGTTCCCGCCTTCATTGCTCCAACCAAGATATAGTCCGGGTTTCTTCCCATTGCCTAATCTTCCATGACCAAGACTTGAACGAGACAATCCGCGGTGTCCGCTTTCAAGTGAACGGTCTTGCCCGGGGACAACCGGAAACAAGCGGGTTCACCCGGACCCATTCTTCCATAGGGATGAAAGACCGCGGCAACTTCGGGCCCGTGTTCAACAAAGTTGTCCGCGTCAAGGTTTTGGAAACGGGCCCAACCTTCCGTCCCTAGTTCGGACAAGTCCAGATTGACACCCGCAACCGGAACCGTGACCGTTCCCGGGACCCCGCCCCCGTCATTGTTTTGGGTGAACGTTTCCCGCCGTTGGCCCGTGTTCCCGGAATCCCAACCCGTTTCATCGTTCTTGGCTTGGAGGGAACAAGTTGTCAAAATACTTCCCATTGCTTCCCTTTCAATCTGATTGTATAAACGTCAAGTTTTCAACCGTGAAGGTTGGACCCATGACCGCGTCAATATGCTTCCAAAGTGGGACCCCGTTTTCTTCGCGGGCAAGGAAGTTCCGAAAAGACGGAAAGCCCCAACGTCCGTCCGGAAGTTCTTCAACGTCCGCCCAATGTTCCGTAGGTTGTTTGGAAGGGTCCGCGGGTGTCCCGTCCGCCGCGTTCTGTCCAACCAAGTTTCCGTCCCGGTTGACGATGAAGCCCATAAGTTCCGCAAGGTCCCGCATACCTTCTTCCGCTTGGGATAGGGCAAGGAACGCGTCCGCTTCATCTTCAAAGATATAGTATTCCGCCATTGGTTCACCTACGGGGGATCAAAACCCCATTGTCCGCAAGACCACTTTGCGTCAAGGTAGTCTTCAATATCCGCCGCTTCTTGTGAATAGTTAATATCAAATATTTGGTCAAAGATTAGAAGTTCCGCAATGTCACCCCGCCAACGGTTTGTATTGCTTCCAAAGAAAGAAATCTTTGACCAAATAGGAAAAGGGTCATTGGCCCCGCTTCCGCCATTGGCCCGGGGCGTTGATTGGTAAATGTTGTTACGGTTGGCGGTCTTGTCATAACGGGCCCTATACATTGACCATTGGTCCCCACTTCCCGCGACAATGTAAGAACCGCCCGCCCCTTGACCCGGACCATACCCCTTGTTGATATAGAAAGAAGGATTGTGTTCCGAAGGTGGAAAGCGGTTGGTGAAACCAACGCGGATATGTCGCAACGTTTCCAACGGGTTTTGGTGTTGGTCAATAAACCAACCCCGGGCCGCAACTCCGTCAATGGAACCTTGTTCCGCGTATCCATAACGGGCAACCGCCCAAATTTCCCCTTCCCAATCATTGACCCGAACTTCCGGCCCCGCAATCAAACCGCGGCAACCTTCCCCGGACAGTTGCAAGAAGGGACGATTGTTCCGAAGTCCCCAATATGTATTTTCCGGATTCTCTGTTGTGGCAATGTCGAAAGTGGAACCGTCCGTCCCGCGGTTTGTCCAACCCGTCAAGCGGCCCCCGTTCCATTGGGCCCCAAGTTCATCCAACCAAATGGAAGCGGACGCCATGATTGCGGGGGCTATTGGTTGCGGTGGGGGCGTTGGCGGATTGGGCAACGGTTCAACCGCGGGTTCTTCAATCAATGACCGCCGCGGACCCATGACGGGATTGACCGTTGGTTTGAATCTTTCACTTCGCATTGTTTTCCCTAATCCGTGACAACGTGCCCTTGTGCCATCATTGTGAACCCGTCAAGTCCCGTCAAATCGTCTTGGACAAGAAGTTCAAGCTTTTCACTGAAACCAAGGCGGATAACAACCCCGTGTTTGGATTGTCCGCCATAAGTATTACGGAAGCGGAACCCGTTCAAACCCGCGGGGGCTTTGTCCGCATATTGGGCGTCAAAAGCCAACAACGCAATTTCCCCGTTGGACTTCACGTTCCAAATGTTTGTCATGTCCCCATTGTTGGCCCGAAGAACAATCCCATTGGTCAACGCGGACCCGCCCCCAAACTTTCCGTCATCCATTG